GGATACTACGAGTGGGGTTCCTCCTCGTGGTGGCGTAAAGTCCTGCTCGGTGTACGCAATGGCACAGGACTACGAACTAAATCTAAAGGTTAAGGGACTTCGGGAAGCTGCCCAGCAAATTCTTGATGTAACCGATAACGTCGAAGACCTCAACGAGGCCGTAGAAAAAACGGCAAAGGAAACCGAGCAAATTGGCAAGAAAGGCGGGAAGGGATTTGCTGGATTGGCAAAAGGTCTCGGTCAAGGTGTCCAAGGATTTAAAGCCCTCCGCGGTGCCATCATCGCCACGGGTATCGGTGCGCTTGTTACACTGCTCGGTGGGCTCGTTGCCAAACTAAGCGAGAACAAGAAGGTCATGGATATCGTCCAACAAGCCACGGCCGGGCTTGGGGCGGTGTTCAATCTTTTGGTCGATGCCATCACTCCGATTGGGGACTTGATTGTTACGGCCTTCACCAGTCCGCAAACGGCAATCAATCAACTCAAGGGAGCCCTGGAAGGCGTTCAGAGTTGGTTTGGATCCTTGTTTGATTACATCGGGGCCAAGTTTATGGTGCGATGGAACAAGTTCATCATCGGCATCAAGGAGGCCCAGCTTGCTTGGAATCGATTTACAGGCGACACCGAAGACGTCAACCGCCTAGTCTACGAAATCGGGACGTTAGAACAAGAAATCGCCTCGTTTCAAAACACCGCAGAGGAAGCCGCCGGGCAAGTAGCAGCCCCGTTTGAAGCGGCGGCCGCAGCGGTCAAAACATTCACCCAAGCCGCTAAGACGGCGAGCGCAAGCGCAAGCGCATTAAAAAGGGAACAGCAAGACCTCGCCCAATCGAATCGAGAATTAGATGTAGCATACGCACAATCACAGGCGCAAGTCGAAGAGCTGAAAAAGACACGCGATGACGAACGTCTCTCATTGGAAGAACGCGCCCAAGCCGCCCGAGATGCAGCCAAAATAGATTCAGAATTCGCGGCGCGAAGAATGAAGGCGGCAGAAGATCAAGCCGCCCTAATTCGTCGAGAGATACAATTGCAAGGCGAAACCGAAGAGCGTTTGGATGCCTTGCGGGATGCCGAGGTCGGTATATCCGAAGCGCGGCAAGCATCGGCCGCCGTACAGACGGAATTGATGACCTCGCTCTACGGTATCGAGCAAGAGCGTATCAGCCAGGCGCAAGAGGCGGCGGCGATGGAGCGTGAGTTTGCTACTGAGCGCATGAGCGAACGCGACCAAGAGTTGCAAGCGATTCGCGACCAACTGACGGAGCGGCTCCAAGTAATTGACCAGCTTAAAATTGCAGAAGAAGAGAAAGAAGCACTTCGGGTCCAGGCACGCAAAAATGCCGATGCCATGCTTACCGAAGCACGCGATCAATTCAATGCCGAGGACCTTGCAGCCACAGAAGAGAAGAACGCCAAACAAGCGGAAATCGATAAGGCAGCCGCTGACAAAAGACTATCCGACGCCAAGACTGCACTAGAGGCGGAGATGGCCCTAAAGGAAGAGGTAACATCTTCGACCTTCTCTATCCTCTCCAACCTGAACGAAGCCTTCAGCAAAAAAGGCGAGGAGCAATCCAGGAAGGCATTCGAGAGATCTAAGGCCATCAGCATCGCCGAGACGTTGGTCTCGACCTACCTCACCGCGCAGAAGGCGTACCAATCGCAATTCGTCCCCCTGGCCGATGTCAGTTCTCCGGTGCGTGGTGCATTGGCTGCCGCGACCGCCGTAGCTGGAGGTCTGGCTAAGGTCGCCGCTATCAAGTCCCAGCAATACAACGGGGGCGGAAGCGTAGCCGGCGGCGGTGGAGGAGCCGGAGGTATTGGCGGCGGCACTACTTCGGTCGGGGTAGATGTCGGCTCGCTCATCCCGAACCAGCAGACCCCCACACCGGAACCCGTCCGGGCATATGTAGTATCGAATGAAATCAGCAACCGCCAAGCATTGGACCGGGAGCTACAAATCCAAACGACCCTATGAGGACCGTCGAGTTATTGATTGATGAGGAGCAGGACGATTTCGGCGTTGAGGCTATCAGCCTCGTCAAGTTCCCGGCCATCGAGGAGAACTTCGTCTACTTCAACAAGGACCCCAAGCTGACCCTGGCCAAGGTCGACGAAGACAAGAAGCTCTTGGTCGGCCCGGCGCTCATCCCGGAGAAGATGATCCCGCGGTGGGATGACGTAAAGCAGGAGGAGTTCGAAGTATACTTTTCCAAGGATACCGTAGCGCAGGCCGCCGAACTTTTTATGAGGCAGAAGAGGAACGGAGAGTATACCGTCGAGCACCAGACCAAGGTCGACGGACTGTCCATCTTCGAGTCTTGGATCGTAGCCGATAAGAACAGGGACAAGGCCGCCGTCTATGGTTTCGACGTGCCCGATGGTACGTGGATGGTTTCGGTACGGGTCCACAACGGCGACGTATGGTCCGACGTCAAGGATAAGAAATACCGGGGGTTCTCCATCGAGGGGTACTTCATCGACAAGTTGATTAAGATGGAAGAGGTAACCATCGAGACCATTGCCGCCGCAGTACGTGAGGTGCTTGAGCCCGTCGCCTTCTTGGACGGCAAGCCCCTCTTCGGAACCCCGCTCGAAGCTGAACTGATGGCCTCCGCCCTCGGTTGTGAGGGGCACCATGCCCATGAGATAAACGGCCGGACGCTGTATATGCCCTGCGCTACCCACGAGGAGGTAGGGCCGCTCCTTTCAAACGAGTAACCGCGCGTTATATAACCCGTTAGAAACTGTATCCATGTCCGTAATTGAGAAACTCAAGGAGGCCGTTCGTTCCGTTGTAGAAGCGGAGCGCCAAGACCTCTACGCCGAAGCCCGCCTCAACGACGGGCGTGTTGTTGCTACCGAAGCCGAAGCCTTTTCCGCTGGTGCTCCCGTTCGCGTCCTTTCCGAGGATGGCGACGCGGCGCCCCTGGAGGCCGGCTCCTACGAATTATCCGATGGTGGCACCCTGAACGTAGACGCCGAATCGAAGGTGGTTGAGATGATGGAGGAAGAAGAGGAAAAGGTCGAAGCCCAAGAGGAGGAGAAGGACGAGATGGCCGCTGTGAAGGCTGCCCTCGTCGACAAGTTCCAAATCTCCCCGGAGGTAGCCGCCGAGATTGTCGAGGTGGTGAAGGAAGCTATGGCCCCCACCGAGGAGGTCGAAGTGGAAGCCGAGGAGGAGAAGAAGGAGGAGATGTCGAGCGACCTGCAAGACCTGACCCACGAGATGGCTATCGCCCTCGAAGCTATCAACTCCCGCCTCGCCAAGTTGGAGGAGGCACCTGCAGCTAATCCTGACCGGGTGCTGCCCAAGCAAGAATTCAAAAAAGAACTCAACCCCGAACTCAAGGGCGTTGATCGCGCATTCAACATCATTTCAAATTTCTCATGAAGTCTCAGAAGTACAACTTCGACATGACGCTGAGCCCGGACCCGTCTACATACGCCGGAGAACTCGCGCTGCCCTATGTTACCGCCGCCGTTACTGGTGCGGAGACCATCGCAAACAACCGCTGCCGCCTCATCGAGGGCATCGTTCACAAGGCCGTTATTGAGGACCTGTCTTATGACGCCGGTCTGATTCAAGACGCTGCAACGTGCGCTTTCTCCGATGGTGCATCTATGACGCTCACCGAGCAGGTCTTGACCTTGTCCGACTTGAAAGTGAACGAGGAGATTTGCCGCGGGACTATCTTCCCAACCTACGTTGGCGCCGCTGGCCGTATGCGCCGTAACGGTCAAATTCCTCCCGACTTCGCGGAGTTCCTCTTGGCTTCTACCGCTGCCAAGGCTGCCACAAGTGTCGAAACCCTGATGTGGGGTGGCGCTTCTCCGTTTGGTTTGGGTCTGTTGTCTGACGACGGCACCTTCGATATCACTGGAGTTCGCGCTTCCGCTATGGGTGGATTTGCCGAGTTCGACCTGACCGGCATTACCAGCGGACCAGTCTTGACTGCTTCCAACATCTTGGAAGCTCTCGACGGTGTCTTCGCTGCCGCTGCCGCTACCCCCGGAATCTTGAATAAGCCTGGGTGTGGTTTCTACATCTCTTATGAGGCGTTTGCATTCATGCAGCAGGCTATCGCCCAACAGGGAACGGACGCAGGTTACAACCGCGACCTTAAGACGGTGACCTATCTCGGATACCCCGTCTACCCGACTGCCGGTATCCCGAACACCGTTGACGTCATCGCCTTCACCTACCCTGAGAACATCGTCGTCGGTACCAACGCATACACCGGAAACGAGGCCGCTTCCTTGATTCCTGTATACCAGTATGACGGAAGCGACAACGTCCGCGTAACGATGAACTTCGCTGTCGGTGTTCAAGTTGCTGTCGCTGCTGACGGCGTTGTAGGATTCGACTTCACCGCGTAAGACATGGCCTGTACTATCACCCTTGGCCGCGCATTGGATTGCAAGGACGCTCTCGGAGGTCTGACGAAGGTATTCTTCGCCAGCACCTTCGCGGAGGGCCTTGTGACCGCTGCCGGAACAGGTGATGGAACAGCGGGTTCGGCGACCGTTTCGACCACTGCGGGCGAGACGTTCACCATCACGGACCTCCCGACGATGACCGTACTCCAGTACGACCTCCGTCCGGACCTGTCTTCCTTCACCATCAACGTCCAGAGCGACCCCACCACGGGAGCCTCGCTGTTCGAGCAGACGCTGAACCTCGTCCTCCAGAAGCATACGGAGGCCGACCCCGAGCAACTGCGGCTCATCAGTCGCAACCGCTCGCAGATCTTCGTCCTGGACAACAACGATAACGTCTTCCTCTTTGGAGCGACGCACGGTATGGACCTCAACGGCGGCACCCTGACTTCCGGGGCGGCACGCAATGAGATGTCCGGGAGCACCCTTACCTTTACGGGTCGGGAGGCTGCCCCCTACTACTTGATTGAGCCGACCGCAGGGGTGGGCACGGCGGACTATCCGTTCGACGCCCTCACTACGCCGTCCAATCCTACGATCACGACGGGTTAATTTCCGTTTGCTTTGTGTGTTTAGGGAAGGGGTCGCCAATGGCGGCCCTTTCTTATATCCGGTAGTAGATGATACTCGTCTTTCAGAATTACAGCGGAGATATAGAGAACACCGTATACCTCACCCCGAAGGAAAAGCGGGGCGCGGCGAATGCGGCTCTCTATGGTCCTACCATTCAGGCGCTGGGGTTGGAGCTGACGAGCCTCACGACGGATAAGGTGGTTATGGTCAACGCTCGCGTGCTGACGGTGACGGACCGTTACACTACGTTCGTCTTCGATTCTTCCGCTACCGCCGCCGATACCTCCGCCGACTTGAGTGGAGCGCAGTGGCCGGAGGGCTTCATCCAGTACCGCGTCGTGGAGCGGGCTTCGTCCAGCGATGTTCGCGATATTACCGCCATCGACGTCATCTTGGAAAAGGGCCTCGGCTACCTGACCCGCGGCGGGCAGACGGGCATACTCCTCACCGAAGGGGGTGCATACTTGGCCAAGGAAGACGGAGGACTATTATTGACAGAAGATGCCACGACAACGACGGAAGCGTACCAAGAGACTACCTACGAGTCCCACCCCGACGCAGCCTCCACCTTCACGTACTATGAGTAAGCACGAGTTCAACGTCTTCGGGTTGCCGACCCATGAACTGCCCCTGTTCCGTGAGAAGACGGGCCGCGATTGGGTCGACTATGGCTACGACAACCTCTATGGCGATTACCTCCGGGACCTTTACCTGGGGTCCAGTATCCAAGCCGCGGTAGTCAATGGCGTCTCGGAGATGATCTACGGCGATGGCCTCGAAGCTACCGACCGGGAAGAGAAGCCCGAACAGTGGCTCAAGGTGCAGCGGCTGTTCGAGAATTCCGACGAGGATATCCTCCGGCAGTTATGCTTCGATTTGAAGCTCTACGGGCAATGCTACGTCCAAATCATTTGGAACCGGGTGCGGACGGAGGTGGCCGAGCTCCGCTTCCTCCCTGCCCATACCGTCCGTACGGGCGTAGCCGACGCGCAAGGCAAGATTGATTGTTACTACGTCTCCCCGGATTGGTCACGGATGCGGGAACCGCGCTACGCCCCGGTCAAATACCCAGCCCTCGACCTTGAGGATAGGACCGAGGCAGCGGTGGTATACCAAATCAAAGCCTACCAGCCCGGAATCTTTTACTACGGCCTTCCAGATTACGTCGGGGCTACGAATTACGTCGAGCTGGACAGGGAGATCAGCACGTTCCACCTGAACAACATCAAGAACGGCCTGTTCCCTTCCTTCAGTTTAGCATTTCGGAACGGCATACCGTCGGACGAGGAGCGCCGTACCATCGAGCGCCACGTCAATGACAAGTTCAGCGGGGCAAGCAATGCCGGACGCATCTTAATTTCCTTCAACGACGGCAGCGATTCGGCTCCGGAAATTACTCCTATCAACCCAAACGATAACGATGGGATGTATGAGTTCCTGGCCAAGGAATGCACCACGAAGATTCTTGCCGGTCACCGGGTTACGTCGCCCCTGCTGTTTGGTATCCGTGGCGACGGCTCCGGGTTCGGGAATAACGCCGAAGAATTGCGGGACTCGTTCTCGCTGTTCCAGAATACCGTGATCAAGCCATACCAGCGGACCCTCCTCGATGGGCTTCAGGTCGTGTTCGGCATCAATGGTATCGACCTCGACTTGTATTTCGAGACCCTGAAGCCCGCCGACTTCATCGACGTTCAAGCGGTGAAGACGCAGACGGTAGACGAGCAAGAAAAAGAAGGCGTAGAAGTGGCCCAAAGTTTCAGCGCGCAGGACCTCAGCCAAGCGGCGGAGTTTCTCATCGCATTGGGAGAGGACGAGGACGACGAATACGAGCTCATAGACGCAAGGGAATACGACGAGGCGATGGAAGCCCAACTCGACGCCCTCTGGACGTTCGCGCGGGTGCCGTCCTCGAACCCTGCCGGCAAGAGCGACCAGGATACTGAGCTCATCAAGGTCCGATACGCCTACGCCCCCGATACCGCAGACGACAAGAGCCGGGAGTTCTGCCGGAAGATGGTCGCCGCGGGGAAGGTGTACCGCAAGGAGGACATCCTCGGAGCCTCACAACGTGCCGTGAATCCCGGATGGGGACCGGGCGGAGCCGATACCTACGACCTTCTAAAGTACAAGGGGGGAGGAAGTTGCCGCCACTTCTGGCAACGCCGGACATACCTGAAGAAGAACAACAAGCGCGTAAGCGTAAACGAGGCGCAACGCATCATCCGCGCCGCCGGGCCCGATGCCGAGCGACTGAAGCCGCAGGATCCACTCGTAGCGAAGCGCCCCCGCGATATGGTGAACCGCGGATTCTTGGAACCTCGTGACTTTACAACCCCCCGATAATGGCAAACCTCATCCTCTTCATCTCCCCGGCGAAGCTCAAGAAGGAGACCGCCCTCGGTGGGTCTGTGGACGACGAAATCCTGCAGCCCTACATCCGCCTTGCTCAGGAGATGCATATCCTCCCCACGCTGGGGCAGAGCCTCTACGACGACCTCACCGCCAAGGTGCAAGCCGGGACCATCACGGGCAACGACGAGACCTTGATGGATTCGTATATCGCCCCGGCCCTGGTGCAGCTTGCGTTCTCTGAATGCTTGCCTTTCATCCGGGTCCGGATTGTAAATAATGGCGTGACGGTGATGGACTCCGAGCAGAGCACCGCGGCCACCTACGGCGATATGAAGCCGCTGATGAACCGGGCCAAGGATCTTGGTCTCTTTCATATCGAGCGCCTCATCGACTACCTCGACAATAACTCCACCCTCTTTCCTGAACTGGACAATGAGGGGCCGGGTGAGTTGTGCCGGACGGTAAGGAACTACACGCAAGGACTGAACATATACCCCAGCTACCGCGACGACAGGCTCGTGGAGCGCATTTTAAGAGATTACGGCATCCGCTATTGATGACCAACGAAGAGAAACTCGCCAAGTATATCCTACAGAGAGATGGCAAACAGCAAGATATCCGACCTTACAGAATTGACTTCGCCGGACAACGCCGACGTCCTCGTCATCGTGGACGACTCGGCGAGCGAAACGAAGAAGATCAGCTTCGCGAACCTCTCCAGCGGGATTAGCGTAGGCAACGCCACCGAGCTACAATTTACCGCCCTCAACAGTACGGGATCAACTATCGCCAAGGGCGCGGCGGTATATATCTCCGGGCACACCACGGAGACGCAGGTAGCCCTGGCCGACAATAGTTCTGCCTCGACGATGCCGGCTTTCGGTATCGCCAAGGACGCCATCACCAATGGCAATACGGGCGTTATTGTTTTGGCCGGCGAAATCTCCGGCATCAATACCTCGGCGTATTCGGAAGGTGACGAGCTCTTCGTGGGCACCTCCGGCGCGCTGACCGATACCCGCCCCACCGGTACGGCGCTCATTCAAAAGATTGCCAAGGTGACCAAGGCCGCGGCAAGTGGTGAGCTGCTGGTAATGGGAGCGGGCAGGACCAACGACGTCCCTAACCTTGAGGACGGGAAGATTTGGATCGGGGAGTCTACGGCGGTAGCTACGGCCAAGACGCTCACGGCGGGAACCAACGTAACGATTACCGAGGACGCCACGACCGTAACCATCGCCTCTACTGGTGGCGGTGCCGGTACGCTGGACTCGGTTACTACGGCGGGCAATACGACTACCAACGACATCACTGTCGGCGGAGTGGATTGCACCGCTACGGGTCAGGGTTCTCTGAGCGCCTCCGGCAACGGAGCCCTCGATGGCACCTTGCGCATCGACGGCGGGGTGGGGGCAGCCTTTGCCCTGACCATCTACGACAGCGGCGGGACGGTACGCGGTACAATTACTCCCAGTGGCGCGGCGGCCTTTCCGACTATCGCTTCGACTACTTACCAATGGGCAGCCCAAGTCCGGGTAGGAGGTAGCGGGGGAGGGACATACGAATACTCCCTGCCCACTGCGGACGGCTCACTAAACCAGCCCATCGTAACCAATGGCTCTGGGGTATGCTCCTTTTCCGATACTATCAAGGCCACGGTCCAGGGCCCGGTGAATGGCGCCGAGTTGGATTTCAACGCCGAGAGCGCGGCGGTATCTTCCGACGGCGGTGCTGAGGGCACCATCGTAAAGTTCGGCACGGGCACTACTGTTGCGGGGCAGGTCTATACCTTCGCCTCGGGCGCGTGGGTGGCTGTCGATGCTGACGCCGAAGCTACTACGAAGGGCTTGTTGGGTATGGCTATTGATACGGACCCGGCTACCGATGGTATGCTCGTCTACGGGGTGGGCTATTTGAGCCACGACCCCGGCACGGCGGGCGACGTATTGTACGTCCACACCACGGCGGGGGAATTGAGCTCCACACAACCGAGCGCCACGGGCGACTTCGTGCGGGTGGCGGGGTACTGCCTCGCGGATAATAAGGTCTTCTTCTCACCCTCTCAGGACTGGATCGAAATTGGCTGAGATTAGTAAGATAAGCGCGGTGGCCATTGCTGACGTGGCGAAGGTGGACGCGGTACTGAAGGCGAACATCGCCGACATCAACGGCCTCACGATTCCGTCGGACTTCACGGGTCTGCTGGACACCTACACGGGCGCGGCTGCGGCTTACTCCGTGCGGCGCATTGCATCGGGGGCGACCAACCTCATGCGCATCCGTGAGGACTCAGGCGATACGGAGACGGACATCGGATACGACTCCAATGGAGATTTGGACACCGCTGCCATCGCGTCCCATTGCGGTGCGGCCAATGGCTACGTGGTCACTTGGTACGATCAAGCGAACATAGGCGGCACACCAAACAACGCCACGCAAAGCACACTCGCAAGCCAGCCGCAGATATACAACGGCACGGCGGTCATTACGGAGAACGGCAAGCCTGCGCTTGATTTCGACGGCACGAATGATTTTTTATCGAACAGCAGTCCAACAGGATTTAGCGGGAAGTCACAGAGTGCTTTTAATGTGTCTTTGAATGAGGCAAAAGCTAGTGGAATTGGTTTTTTCTGGGCAATAGGCGACGCTTCGCCCTCGACAGGCACAGTAAGGTCATTGTCAGACGAACCATATTTGCGTTTTCAGGGAACCATTCAAGATTACGATTCACATTATTCTGCAAATACGCAGAGGCTCTACAGTCTTGTTTGTCCTGGAACAGTAACTACCATTGATGATTACGATTTATATCGTGATGGTTCACTTTTAACCCCAGATAGTAGCTCTGGCGGTACCATCAACAATATTAGTGCCGATTTTTTACGCATAGGTGTAAGTTCGAATGCCCAGTTGAGTTTGTGCATCAACGGTAAGTCACAGGAATTCATTTTCTACAACGCCGACCAATCCAGCAATCGCACCGGCATCGAGTCTGACATCAACGATTACTACAGCATCTACTAATGGCTACCGTATACCTCCCCGTAGAAGCGACGATTCCAGGGATGACCTCGGCAGAACGCGCCGAAGCTATCGACGCGGAAGTGTGGGCGTTGCGCCGCCCCGATTCGGTACGGTCCCCGCAGGATATCACGCGGTACTACTATCCCCGCATCACCCACCCCACGACGGGACAGGTGGCCATTGTGGGCGATACTGAGGAGAACGTCAAGATCCACCCTGACGTAGACCTTACCAAACTCCTCGCCCTCCTTCCCGAAGTTCCGCAAGCGGAGAAGGATGGGCTGGTGATGTTCATCGATATGAATCGAGGGGGGACGGTTCCGTTCGGGCAGTTGATCCCGTCGACCTCGACCCAGCTCACCCAAGTCGAAGCCGAGGCGGAGGGATGGTTCCCGGACTTGCCTTGAGGATTCTCGTCTTCCTGATTACCGTCGTCGTGGGGCTCCTCCTCATCCCCATCGGGATGGTGGTGGGGCTCCTCTCCTTTCGGTACAACGTAAGGCGCTATATCCGCGGGGTGGGGCTGTCCCTCTCCCAGCTCCTGA